GCGTAAGGTTTTACTAGCTTACCTATTAGAGCTTGACCAGCCTCAGCCTGTAAAAACTTAGCCCCTAGTTTGTCACCTAGTCTTACAGTAGCTGCTCCTATAGTTTTGTTTATAGTGTCTCTAATAAAATCACTTTTCTGTACTATTTCAGCAATAGGAGCTTGTTCTGCTATGTCTAGTCTTTGCTCTGCTTCTACAAACCAGCCTCTTCCTTGTTCTTTTTTAACAACCTTTAGGCTAGGGTCTTTAGCAGCTATAGCTTCAGCATCCATCTTACGTCTAAACGCTGCACCACTACCGTCTTTACCTAATCTGACAACAACTTTGTAATCGTCAGAACCTTCAGCTATTTTTACAAAGCTATTTAAACGTGTGTCGTTAGTTCTATCAGCTATTCTTCTTGCTGTGGTAGTTGCTAACTCGTCTAGTATAGGCTTAGGAAGTAACTCACCAAAGCTACCTCTTTTATTCATTTCCTCTAGAGATTCAATGATAAAGTTTTTAAGACCAGCCTGTCTAGTAACTACTAAACTAGGTCTTTCTGTTGGGCTTGGTACAGGATCTAAGTCTTGAGATAGGCTTCTACCTGCATTTATCTGATCTGTTTGTACACCAGCGTCATCCACAAGTTTATTTGCGACATTAGCAGCCTGAACCTCATCACCCATGACAGCCACAGTGTCAACTGGTGACTTTGACTTAGTTAAACTTACAGCTTTTAGTCCTCGTTCTTTTGCTGTAGTAATCATACCTTTGGCAGGACCAGTGATTATCTTAGAAGAACCTATTGTTGCTATATCAAGGACACCAAATAGTGCCATAGCTCCTGCCATAGGGTCATCACCTAAGTAAGTCGCATCGTTAGCCATCTTGTAAAGGTTCCAGATGTTGTCTGTACGGAAGAAACCTTCATTCTTTCTTTCTTCGATATACTCAGCAGCCCACTTGTTAAACTCATCTGGTGTTAAATCGTTGAAAGCTTTTCTTATTTCTTTACCTTCACGATTAGACCTGAAGGTTACGTTTTCAAAAGCACCTATAGTTATCTCACGTAAAACATTTACGTCAAGAAACGTCATTACTTTACCAAAGCCTGTCTGATCGTTAGCTTCTAGTTCTTTCTGGATTAGATTATTCCAGATGTTCATATTAGTTAGAGTTCTAGTTGCGTAAGGATTGACATCGTTGTCAGACAACATAAGGTTTTGTAGGAGCAAATACTCAGGCATAGTCATATTCTCGCCTTTTTCTTTTCTCTGCTCGATAATAGATGCTAACTGTTCAGCAGTCATACCATCTCTGTAGCCTTGGTCTATAGCCAATGCGTAGTCTACGTTAAGACCTTCTACTTTTGCTGCAGATTCTGAGCTATTGTCACCTGTAGCACGTTCAGCCTCGATCTGGTCTACAGGAATATTAGTTGTTATAGCTATTTCCTGAGCCTTTTGTCTTTCGACAATGCTTTTACGATTAAAAGGTTTTTCTTCTTGTTCAGAAAAGTCTAAAAGTTTTTTGTTAAAGACTTCTTCGTTGAAAACCTTTTGATCTAGAGAGAGTAAAGATACCAATTTTAATTACCTTTTTCTAGTGTATCCTCTTGGACCAGCAGTATCTGGGGTCATACCACTTAAATTTAAAGAACCCAAACCACCAGAAGGCATAACCGATGAACCGATTGAAAAACCTATGTTACCTAAAGCTTGAGCATACTGTGCTTGACCTTGAAGCATAGAAGCTTGTTGAGTAAGGCTAGAGTACTGTGAGCTAAGTCCTGACATCATTGTACTAAATCCTAGGTTAGCTCCTAGTTGAGATGACAAACCTGCTAGAGCACCACCTCTTGCTGATACTGCAGTACCTGCCCCACCTACCCCAGCAGCTTCTATTCTTTTTCTTTGCCTTAAAAAAGACCTAATAGAAGCTCTTCTTGATCTGGTTTCTCTAGCTGCTTCTTGTCTTCTTTGTGTTGCAGCAGCTTCTCTTTGTATCCTAACAGATTCTCTACCTAAATCAGCAGCTTTTCTTGATTGACTAACACCGTATGCTGTAGCTGCTCCACCTACTGCAACAGCACCAACAGTAAAAGCAGTAGCACCTACTGTTAAGCCAACAGCACCTGCTCCAGCTATTAGAGCACCACCTATTGCTGTAAAAATTGCCATTTTATATTTCCCTTATATAAGCTGTTTCTATAGGCTTATAGCCTTTACGTTTAAACAATACACCAGCTTTACTACTAAGAACATTATCTAACTCAGATAATCTAGCAAAGTTACACCCTGCTTGCTCAGACCAAAGTGTGTACTCGTTTATCAGTTTTATTGAAGTCTTACCATTTCTATGTTTAGGGTCTACCCAAAACATTAACTCTTGGGCATACTTAAAATCATTAATAGGTAGCTCAGAAACCATAGCTATTAAAGCACCTACTATTTCTCCATCAAAGTCTATAAGTTTTACAAAACCTAACTCATGGTCTATCAGAGTAGTAACTAATTGGTTAATCTTGTTTGTATTTATCTTAGACCAAGCTGGATGAGGTATTTCTTTGCAGAATTGTTTTACTGCTAGGACAATATCCAAGACATCCTCTTGGGTAGCATCCCTAATTGTATATTCAGTCATTAGTATCTAGGGTTCCTTCCTTGTATCATACCCCAACCTAGGAGCAAGAAGTCTTTACCCTGTTCACTTTCGTATTTAATTCTCATGGATCGTCCATGTCCACGTATTTTTACTCTTGATGTAATGACATCCTCAGGATAGTCAAAGTCTGTTAGGTCATTCTGATTAGGTATTACTGGAAACTTTAGTCTGTACACCTGTTGACTAGTACCAAAGTTTTCAGCAAAATCCCAAGCAGCAGAAACCTTTAATGATGAAGGTCTTATTGATTCAAAACCTAGAGTAGGATTACCAGTAAATCCTGTCTCTGTCAACCTACAATATGTTACAATATATGGCGCATTCTTTTTAGTTATAACATCCCCTATAAAGTCATAACCTGTTTCAGCAAAAGAGTTATAGTTAGTATCACCCCAATCTAAAAACCCTATGCTAGTAAAAGCACCCATAGTTATTTTGTTTGTACCACCATCTCTACAAATAAGTATGATAGCTGGATCACCTGTAGTTGTAGTAGATATTTGAGTTGACACAACGTCATTTGCTACTGTTGCTACACCTGAACCTGTACCTGCGCCTGAAGCTGTAAAAACTGTACCAACATTATTATTAGCTGCTCCAACAGCAGTAAAGTCAGTAGTTCCTACAGTTTTAATTATGTACACGGTGCTAGTTACAAAGCTACCTGCATTTACATCTGTACCGCCTGAAGCTGTAAGGACATCATCAGCACTGCTGTTAGCTAGAACATCAAGGTCTAATTCTTTAGCACCATAGCCTGAATAAAAAGCTAGTCCTACTACAGCATCAGTGTTAGATGTTTGATCTGATATCTTCCAAGGAAAGAAAGCTTGCAGAGGTACATCAAGTATAAGAAAGTTGTTTATCTTTGACTCTACAGTTTCACTTGCATCAGGATAGCCCCAGTATATTCTTTTGTTTATACCATCATAAACTGCTGTAACTTTTAGTTTAGCATCAGGATCAATAGCATCCCAAAAACTTTGTATGGTAGGAATAGTTAAGTTTTGTTCTTTACCTTGCCCTGATACATCGTCAGTTGTTAATGTGTGGATGCCAAATCTTGACCACCAAAAAGGAATACCTTCTGCTTCAACAAATGTTTCAGGCTGTAGGATACCAACCCTAGTAACCCTGTTGATAGAAAACTCTGTAGCTCTGAATACACCGTCAACACCAGAGATTTGCCATACACCATTTTCAGCAAATACAAAGAGAGAGTTTTGGTAAGCGTACAGTCTCTGTATTTTAACAGCGTCAGGTATCCTTAGTTCACCACCGTCTGTAGCGTACAAGTCTGACAAGTACTCTGCTGTAGGGTCATTTTGTTGGTGACATACACCTAAGTCATCTACTGTTTCAACAACTTTAGAAAACAGTATTGTACCAGCATTTTCAGCACTGTCAATACCTGCATAAAAAACTCTACCAGAAAAAGATTCAGCACATCTAAACCTAGAGGTTTCTGTATCTGTCATCTTGGTTAAACCTGTTAGACCTGAAGCAGACCCTCTGTTCTTAGTAAAGAAGTCTAAGATAAAGTGACCGTTACCTGTTAGTGTAGTACCACCATAAATTCTATCCCACTCTGTAGCACTAAAGTCTCCATTAGAGTCTTTACCTGCATACCAAGGATGAGTTAAAGGAGGATGTTTGCTTGAGTTTGCTGATGACCAAGTTGATAAAGCTGCTGCTCCTTTTGTTCCTACCCAACCAGCATTTTGAGTATCATACTTTCTGTCTTGAGAAGGAGAAGATTTTTCTTCATAGTACTCTGATGTGTTTCCTTGATATTCAAAATCTCTAATTTCAAAGGTAATCTGAGTAACTGTAAATGTGCCTGAGCTATACTGAATTGCTATAGTATTTATCTCTGGTGAAGATACAACCAAGTTACCTTTGATAGATGTGAACTGACACTTAGCATTTTCAGCACCAGCAGAACCTGCTTGTTCGTAACTTGACAAGTTTACAGAGTTTGTTTCTACTTGAGCAGAATAAGGTAGATCACCTTTGTTGTAGAAATATAATGTGTTACCTTTTTGCAACACTAAAAACTCTAAGTCAGCATCACCACCAACGTTTATCCAATCGCCTGTGGCTATAGTTTCTGAATCAGTCATAGTAAAACTAGACAGTGTGTTGTTGCTTTCGTATACTGCACCTAGTCGCCTACGTCTAGTACCATCCCTACGTAAGTCGCAGTTTAATTCATCAACAGAAGCACCGTCAGGAAACGTAAGTTCAGCAGCTTCTGTAATCAAACCTTTTACAAAGTTATTAACTGCCTTTTGACTTAGACTTTGAGCCATTACGTTCTATCTCTCTTTTGTCTGCATACTCATTACGTTGAAGAGTTTTAGTCTTTACTTTATCTCTTAGGTAACTTTCTACAGCTTGTTTACCTTTTTCTAGGCTTGAGTATCTGCCTGATAATTCTTGTGGTACTTTACCTTTTTCAAATGTAACTCTAAAAAAGATGTATCCACTGTCTTCTTTTTCTACATAAATTTCTGACAACATCTTGTCAGACTTTATAACACAGCGTTGGTTTACTGTGTCGGTCTCTATATCAATCATCAGGTTCTTCCGTATTGATTTACTGATTTTACTCTTGTCTTATACTGATCATTTTGTACGTAAGACTTTAGCCTACGTGCAGCCTGATCAATCTTGGGGTCAGGACCACCTTTAAATAAACTCATGCAAGTTGACTTAGCTTCTGCCAAGAGTAAAGGCATTAGTGTGTTATCTAAGTCAGGTTCAAAGCTGTCTGTCTGAGAAAAGGTTGGATAAGTTGAACCCCAAGCTCTTGTCTTATCAGCTTGTAGTGTAGCCTCTTTGTCTGCTTCATAACCATTCATGATAATATACTCATCGTCAAATGAAGTGTAATAAGAAGGTGCAGTATCATTTAGAACATATATATCTACAGCACCGTCAAATGTTTCTACAAGTAAACCAGTCTCGCTCATCCTATCAATAAATGTCATAGGGTCTACAAACTCTATCTCTCTAAAGTCTTTATCTGCAATAGTGCCTACGTTATAATCAATCCTAGTTATAACCTTAGTTCTAGTAGGGTACTTGAAGTGCGTTGGTTTAGCTGAGTTGGATACAGCAGTTAGTGAAAGTAGTTTGTTGTGTTCTGGTATTTCTCTAGCTGCAATAATATTGTAGTAAGTATCTTCTATAACAGAAGCTATTTGTTTTGCTTCTATAGTATCAGAGATACCGTTAACTTCTTCTGAGTCCATATCAGACAAGATAGACTGTACTAGCTGTAACAAAGTTGTTTTCATTATGATCCATCCACGCAGATAACTATACAAGCTTCAACGTGTGAGCTTGGCGCACCAGCACACGCTATCTTTATAAAACTTCCTGCTGTTACTGTATTGTTTGAGGCAGGTGTTAGTGTATCTACATCACCTGCTGCAGAACCTGACTGAGCTATAGTAAGGGTTCCCATCGAAGAACCTGCTGAATTAGTCACAGTAAATACAGCATCTCCACCAGATATAGCTGCTGTCAAAGCACTTTGTATTTTAGTTATAGTTCCTGCGTAAGGCATAGGTACATACAAATCACTTGCGCTAGAAATATCTGGAAACTGAACTGTTAACATGGACTGTCTAGATGTCCAAGAACCTGAGCCAGAACCGTTAGCTAGGTAAACGTCACCACTACTTGCTGCGGCAACGCCTTTTGGTTCGTGAAGGTATGGATCAGTAAGAGTAGAGTGGTTTACGTTTGCCATTAAAATCTCCTAGTTAAGTAGGGTGCTCCCGAAGGAACACCCAAAGCTTATTTAAGGCTCGATGTATTCGATAACCAACTTGGCTTCACCAGCAGTAAATGCTGCTGTGCCATAGATAGCTTCGACATAAACATCGTTAGCTCCAACAGTCGCTGTACCGCCTACTGCTGCACCGTCACAAGCTACTGCTTTGTTAGCTGCAAGAGCAGCCAAAGCAACAGTTGCGTCAATGCCATCAGCATCTACGACAGTACCATCTTGCTGGTAAGTACCTACTGTCAATGTAGCCGAACCACCTGAGGTGAAAGCTGTTGTGACAATAAGGTGAGCACCAGTGATGTACGAACCTGCTGGGATAAAAGCATCATGATCTTGTGGTGTAGCCACAGATGAAGGAACTTCTGTTCCTGTGATTGTCATCACTAATGCTTTCTTTTGACTTGAAAGTGAAGTACCACGCTTCGCTGCAGTACCTGCATCACCTGCGGCAAGAATTTCTAGACCGTCTGCATTAACATATGCCATTAGTTAGTCCTCCTTACGCTACTGTTGGTTTCGTGACAACACGAACCATGTTTTCAGGACGATACAACTTGACACCATAACGAGCAGTTGTTACAAACTCATGTCTTTGGAAGTCTTTGTTATAATCGTAGTCTACTTCAGGTTGTTGACGGAACGCACCCACGAATGGGTTTACAGACTGGTCTGCTGAGAAGAACAAGTTAACTACACCGTTTGTTGATGAGTAGTCTTGGTTAGCAGCAGCTAAGTCTGGTAGTGCGTTGTCAGTTGCTGTTGGTAGAAAGTTTGAACAATATACGTCAAAGCCGTAGATGTTAGCTACGAAACGCATACCTGTTGCTATACCGTCACGAACAATACCTTCGAAACGTGGGTTGTTTTGCACGTTTGTTAGGTTAGCTAGTGTGTTAAGTGTGTACTCAACAGACGGATCAACGATAGCTACCAAGTTGCTGTCTGGAACACTTTGTTTTTTCAAAGCGTAACGTGCATAAGCAAACTCTTTCAAGGTGATAACTTCACCTGTACCTGTAGAACCAACACGCATTGAGATGCCGTTGATTGCTTCAGATGAGTTAGCTGATACGCCAGATTCAGGAGCAGCAAGAGTGGTTGTCTCGAAGTGTTCCATGATTGCACGTTCTTGTTCTGGTACAAAGCGTGACATTAATTCGTTTGAATAGAATGTGTCTTGCTCTGCTTTCTTTGTCATATAAGTAGCTGATGATAGATACTTATCGACTGTGAAGGTGAAGTTACCTGTGTCGAGTGGACGATAGGTGACCGCACTATCTTCTGAGTAGTTGTCTACCTGTGCCTGACCGATAGATGGAATGTTGAAAGTGTTTCCGTCAGGAAAACCATCAAGCATACGCACATATCGTTGTGCCATCATCTCGTCACGCAGAATTTCTTTTAATTCTGATGAATAGACCTGAGCACGTTGCAGGAACGAGGTATTAGATGTGGTCATTGCCATGTCTAAGTTCCTTTAATTATGCACCAAACTTTTCGCCAAGCCGAGCTTTATCCTCAAACATTTGTTGCTGCGTCTTAGCTGAATAGTACAAGTTACGATTTTCTCTACGTAGTTTCTGATAGTAATTAAAATCTCGCTCCGTAGAGGACTGCATGTTGACACCTTCGGTTCGAACTGACCCAGCAACCATAGGATTAGCTGGACGTTTGTTCTCACCTATAAGAGCGAAGAATGCGTTGGGTGACTCAGCAGCAATATCACGTAAACGATCTATTGACATACCAAGCTCTGCAGCTTTCTTTTCGATTTGAGCCTTGGCTTCAGTGCCAAAGCTTCCCTCTAGCTCTTTATCAACGAGTTCTAGGTTGCCTTGAACTTTGGCTTCTAACTCTCGCTGACCTAGTGTCTTTTCTACAAGGCTCTTCAGGTCTTCCTCACTAAAGGTTGCAGTGGTATTCTGATCTTTAGTGCTACTGTTATTGTTAGGCACTTCATTAGTCGCTGCAGTAGTTTCAGCGGCCTTGGTCTGAAGTTGATCGAGAACTTCGTTTTTGTATTCCTGTTTCTTCAAGTCTTCCCTCATTTGACTGAGTTGGTCTTCAAGATTTTTAATGTAACCATCAGCTTCTAACTTACCTTTGGCTAACACTTCAGGGTCTTTCCAGTTCTCTCCCTTTGCCTGAACGAGTTTATCAAGAAAGGATTCCTGTATAGGGGTTTCCTGACTTTGATTCTCGTTGTTCTGATCTTCCTGTGTGGTTGCAGTATTATCAGTAGTAAATACCATAATTTTATTCCTTATCTAGGTTAATAAGATCAAGCACTTGGGTTAGTGCTCTGTTGTAGCCGATACGATCAGCCATTTTGTGTGACCAAGAAGGACTATCATAATCCATCGTAGTCGGTCTATCCTCAAGCATAGACTCAAGAATTGATTCGAGATGCAGGAGGCTATCTCTGTCAGACATAAGCTTTTGTTTAACTTTGTCCTTGTCCTCCTGCGTCTTACATCCTCTAAACCAAGCAGCCTTCATTTACTTCATAGGCTTCTTTTTCATTGGTTTCTTTTTCTTTTCCATAGGTTTCTTTGTTTCGTTTTTGTACTTTTGTACTTTACCTTTTTTGTATGGCATCTTATAATCCTTCTTTGATTGCTATATCTTGCTCTTCTTCAAATTGTACCTGAGCTTCAGTTGCTATACGCTCAGAGTCTAGTTGTTCAGAAACTAAGATATTGTCTCCAAACAACGCTGGTTCACCTAACTCTTCTGCTAGTATTCTAGCAAACTCTTTACCTGAGAAGTGAACAGCAACACTAGGATCAGCTAACTTCAACTGGTAAAGTTGTGACATGCTCTGTACTCTTTGCGCTCTTTCAGCAAAGTGTCTAGCACCGATAGGAACAATCTTACCGTTAGCCATGATGTCTTCTTTTGTAATCTGTTGAAAAAAGAACAGTCCTGTATCCTCGTTAAGAACTCTAACTGTATCTGCTATATCCATGTTACGTCTAGCAGCTTCAAGCATTGCGTTTAGTATAGGTTCTAAAAAGACCCTTTCGAAATTTGCAGTCTTGTGTTGAAAGATGCGTCCTGCTGCAGTCATTAACTGCTGTACTTCAAAGGCTGTCTTTTCACCTGCACTACGGATACCCATAGCTTCTCTTGGAGCACCAGCCATCATCTCCATTTTGTTTTCTAGGTTCTGTATCTGAAAGTCAGCGTTTAGTGCTGTTGGGTCAGGAGCTAAGTATCCTACGTCACCTTCTTCACCCATGTATATTCTAGCTGCTGGTTCAAAGTCAAAGTCTTCTACGTCACCTCTTATCTTGATTATAGGATAAGCTATCTGATCAAAGACATCAGCTTTGAGATTTTCTAGGTGATCTATACGATACTGCATTCCTACAAGATTGTCAAGTGGCCCCATAGAATAAAGATTATCTGGACGGTCTCTCCAACCTGCATGAAAGACAGAAGACTTACCTAACCAGTTTGGATTTTGTTCGTTTAGTATTACGTAGGCTCTGTCTACGATAGTAATAACTCTGTTCTTGTGAAAGGTGTTAGTATCGTTATCATAGATGTCACCGTAGAATGTCATAAGCTCTACGTAGTCTGACTCATAGTACTCGTTCAGATTAGTAAAACCATCAGCAGTAAATGCGTGAGCCTTGTCTACATCCACATCGCTACCACCGTAGCCGTTTACTGAAGCTCTGTTTGTTAACATCCTGTCAAAGATTTGTTTCAGGTATGCGTTGTCAACAGTCTCTTCTATTTGTCTAGATAGCTCACCTGTTGTTAAAACTGAACGGACAATTTTAGGACTATCTCCGAAACTTGAAGCAACTGGGTTGAAGCAGATGTCAAATGGAGAAATCCTGACAAGCTTAGGTCCGACATAGTTAACAGAAAGTTCTCCATCTTCATACTCCGTATAATCTCTAGCAAACTCTACTGTAGCAAAACAGTTGCCGTACTGAATGTAATCATTGATGAGTTTACTTACAGTATTTTCAAAGTCTGATTGACGTATCTTGTTTTCCATATATGATTGAATTACATCACGTTTAGCTTTGACATCTGAGTCTTCATCGTGTGCTTCAAACCTAAAGAAACGTTTTTGTGGAAACAAAGCAGCAAAGTAATTAGCATGTAAGTTGTCAGCTATTTGTGTTAGCTTTGGTGTAGTCGTACTGTTAGTCCAAGGTAGTTTACTGTTGGACGTAGTTCTTGTATCCGTAGCATAGATGTAGTTACGTAACTCTTTCCACTCTTCAATCTTTGGTCGCCTTGCGTTGTTCCACTTTGTCCAGCGATCTGCAATGTCTACTGCTAGACTGTGTGGATCAATCATAGTCTGCAGGTCAATAGTTGTTCCAGCCATTAGAAGGATACCCCACCGAATCTAGAATTAAACTGTACCACGTTATCTTTACTCCTACGTATTGCTCTAGCTGGCTTAACAGCCATGTCAATAACTGAGGCTAAAGCATCTATGATATCATCGTGAGCAGGGTTTCTGGATGACAACTCTTCTTCTAGTAACTGAGTGTTGCCGCCTCTGTAATGCCAGATACTCATGTTATCATAACGTGGCTCAAGTATTGAAGCTATGCGTTCTTGTTTATTACCTTGGTTCTTATTAGGTCTGTACTCATCAATGCTTATGGCTAGTCCGTGTTGCTTGATAAGTTCTTTGAGTTGCTTGACGATTGCCATTTGTGCGACTGTTGTTTCTGCTCTGAGCTTTCTGAATGACCACTTGTTTGACATGTGTAATATGTTTTCGAAGTAATCAGATATTCTGTCAGTCCTGAATCTGTCGATGTCCAAGACATAGATGTTGTTGTCTGCGTCAATTCCTACCACCACTATGGCTGTATAGTCAGCACGTTTGTTTAAACTAAATGCGAAGTCAACAGCAGCAAATACATTCAGTCTGTTTTGTCTGTAGTAGATGAAACCGTTTTCTTCTCTAATATGCTTTCTTTCGTAGTACTGAAACTTATCTGGTGAGACAGGTACGTTGTCAGGGTCAGTAGGATCGTTGTAGTACTGTGCTCTGAACTGTCCTTTGTCTAGATACTGACCACGTTTCTTAGCTAGTATCTTCATGTCAAACCCAAACCACTTACCGTCTTTGCGCTGGGTTCTAGGCCAAAGGAACTCACCTGTTCCATCACCTCTTTCTTCTACAGGTTTCTCAAATATCTCGTAGATATTATCCTCACCTATCTTATCACCTCTTGGATCGTACTGATCTTCAGTCATCTGTAGCAGATCGTTGTACAAGTCAGCAGGGTGATACCTAGTTCCTACTACCCACTCTTTCGCTTCAGCACCTTCAATAGACGAGAGAAGAGAGTATTGACTTTTGACTTTATTGCGTCCTTCACCTGTGTAAGCATTTTCATACACCACGCAGTCATCGAGGACAGCAATGTCACAATGTAAGCCTGTAAGCGATGTAGTAAGTCCACCAGTAAAGATCGAAGGGTCTCTAACATTTTCTTTTTTCCTCAATGGATGGTCTAACATAATCTCTGAGTTAGTCCATCGTGTTCGTTTACCTTCATCAAAGTTTACGTGTTCAGGCCAATACCTTCTGTATATCTCTGATGTCAGTATGCCTTTGATAAATCCTAGTTGTTTCTCAGCAAGGTTAGCTGTAGCTGATATGTATAGTATACGCAAAGTTGGGTTCTTTGTCAACTCCCAAGCTACCCTAAAAGCAATTAATCTTGATTTTCCGTGGTCTCTAGGAAAGAGTAGAAGTTGATGTGTCTTTGAGTCAGGTCTTGTCCACCAGTTACAAACATCCTCATGGCATTGCCCTAGTACTTGCTCTGGTGCTACTAGTCTAATGAATGTGACAAGATCACTTTCAGCAGCTATTCGGATTTGCTCTTGTGTTGACATTACTCTGCAGGTTGTATCGTATTACCTTCAGCCACCCATTCTTGTATGGCTTGGAAGTGAGCGTTGTCTGGATTAACAGGCACATGAGAAGTTTGTTTACCGTCTATAGTAACTTCTATAACTGTATTCTCACCGGCTTCGTTGGCAATATATTTAGCGTTTGTAAAAACTGTCATAGCTCTGCTTCCGCTTGATAGTGTCCTTGCAATGTGTCAGTTACAGCAGTAATACCAGAACTTAAAACAAAGCCGTATCCGCTTTCACCTATAGCTGTATTTGGTGAGGGTGGGGTAATGTCTACTCCTTGTGAGCCATTTCTCCATTTATTTACAGTGCCGCTTGAACCATTATACCAAGTTACTGTTGGTGATGTTCTCATAGTTGTAGGCCAATAAACATTTCCAAATGCTCTGTTAACATTACCTACGCAAGAAGCAGTTATTATTCCGTTATTTGTTGTTACCGCACTTCCTTGTGACCACGACTTAACAAAGTACCTTTGGCATCTTTTTAAATTTTCAGCAAAACTTTCATAAGGATGGGTAACAGGTGCGCTATCGCCTACTACAAAACTAACACCAGTAAGTTGCCAAGTTGCACTATTAGTTGCAGCAAGGTTTATCTGGTCTGACCCTGCCATAGCAAAAGCCCCAGCCCAGCTGTTTAAGGTAGAGGTTTGATAAGTTGTTCCTGTACCTAGTGACCAAGAAATATAAATACCAGCACCATTAGTAGTTAACCAAGTTCCAGAAGTATCGCCAGTAATTGTAATAGTTTTCTTTTCCCAAGTATCAGCAGTATTAATTGTATAGCTACTTACAAATGAACGATTAGCTGCACTATTAAATAGAGAAATATAGTACGCACCAGTAACACTAGACTTTACATAAAATGTAAGGGTGCATGTTCTTGCATTAGCAGAACCCCAGTTAAGGTGACTAATGTGCTGCCCTTCTATTGGTTGTATATTTCTTGTAAATTCTGTTGCTGATAAAGATGTATCAGTGCCAGTTACAGTAACTTTCATAGAATATTCTAAATTATCTGGGGCATCCTCAACTTGTTGAAGACTAAAACTACCTGAATGATTTTCTATAAATCTGTAACGGTCTGGACAAAAAGTATCTGAGCCATGTGTAGCCGTAACAGAAGAACCGCTATTGCGTTGGTCCACAGACATATCGCCATTAGTTATCAAATTAGGCTGCAAGTTAGCACCCTTGTTGATAACGTTACTAAGGTCAGCTAGTTCTCTAGCTCTTGACATATTAGTCTCCTAATAGAGTGTCTAGGTCTAATGCTTTGAGTGCGTCAGCGTCTGCTGCATTAGCAATACGAGCGTCAGATGTAATGTCACGCAAAGTTTGCTTTTGTGTAGCTATTGCTGCTGCACCTGAGCCAGCCTCTAGAGCTTTCATGTAAGATACATCTAAAGCTTCTAAACGTGGCGCACGTTCTGCCCTGAGATTATCCTTGTGGATGTTTCTAGCTGCTGCCATGTCAATCTCAACGACATCACCGTTGAATGTCCAAGCACCTCTGAAGGTTCTATCTGTTGGTACTGTTAGAGAAGATGCGTCTCGTACATCTCCATTTATATTTATGTATGTAGTCATTGCATAATTCTCCATGCGTTTCTAAATGAGCGATCCGATGGGATCAATTCGACAGGTACAATCTTCATGATCGTTCTGTTTCCTTTATAGTCTCGCCATACTGACGGATCTATATCCTTTTGAATTAAATATTCTACTGCTTCCTCTTCTGTCATACTGCCGATAGGTTCAGCGTATGGATGTTCTTTAGGCTCTCCATCAGGAACTAAACGGTCACGCTGATAAGTCTCTATAGGTGGTAGTATCCCACCCTCTAATGCACAAGCCATCCAGTTTGGATCAGGCACTAAGACCTTAGCTGGTTCGTCAGGTGTGGCAGGGTCTTCAAACAATACTCTGTACTTAGACTGTACAGGTTTTAGTCTTGTCTTAGCTTCTGCTAGTCTATCCCATAAATGCCCGTGGGTCATGCTAAGTCTCCTTGCATTATAAGGTTCATTTCACCTATATCCTCAGCAGCTAGATTACCACCTGTACTTGATATATATCCAGAAACAACATTTACACTTCCTGCTAATTTGTTAGAACCGCCTAAACCTCTGAAGCTCGCAAATTTTAGATTTCCGTAATAAGAGGTATAGTCAGCCATTGAATAATTATATGCTGCGCTTAAAGAACTAGTATAGCTGATAGTAGTATCTCCTGTACCATTATCTGTAACGCTAGATACATTAAATGAATCACGAATAGATGTTGTGGTTAAACCATTAAAATTTATCCAAACTTTAGAAGAACCATTAGTAACATAAGTAGTCGCTACAGTTGTTGTGCCATCGTTGAGGTTTGAGACTTCTAGTGTACTCATGCTAAGTCTCCGTTATAAGTAGCACTTACATCTGCACTGTCTTCATAAGCAGCATTTGTATTGATAAAAAGAAATTCAACAGTGCTTGCTGATTTTGTATGATAAGAATGAAAATAACCATTAAAGTTTACAAACTGACATCCATGAGTAACACAATAATTCGCAGTAGCAAAACTTGTAGTAAAATTAGGATTATACCTTCCTGTAGAATTATCAGTAACACTACTCATATTTGTGCTGTCATCAATAGCTACTGTACCAGTTCCAGTAAAGTTAACCCAAGCTTTAGCATGACCTTCATTTATACTAGCAAACGTAGAAGTCGTACCACCACCATCAGTGAGATTAGTAGCTGTTAGATTGGTGACTGTTAGAGTACTGCTCATGCTAGGTCTCCCATAATAATTGCATCATTTTTATAGCTATCTACAAAACTAGCATTATAAGCACCTAGTGAAATGCTTGACGTTGATTTACTTCCAAATCCACCCAAGTATTGGTTATTAAAGTTGTTGTATGCTGTGCTAGCGTCACCTGCACCTGTGTACATAACTCCTGCATAGTTAGAAGAACTCATTGAAGAAGTATAATTTATTGTTGTAGCACCTGCTCCAAGGTCTGTTAATGAAGCAACATTAAGACTATCTCTAACAGCAGTAGTTGTTATAGTCGTAAAGTCTACCCAAGCTGCGGCAACACCTGATACTGCACGACTAGCTGTCTCACCTGTAGCTTGGATGTTTGTGACCTTTAGAGTACTCATGCTAGGTCTCCAAATGATGCAGAACTATTAAAGGTTGAATCAACATTAGTTCTTTGACCGCCAGTACCACTAACGTACCAAGAATTTAATTGAGATGAACCTACTGCTCTGGATGTTTCTCTTGCATGATAAGCGTTAGTCATTCCAATAAATGAGTAATTTGCATCATTAAAATTATTTGTGTAATTCATCGTACAAAGACCAACCCCAGCATCTGTTAAACTACTGACGTTGAATGAGTCTTTAAGTGCTGGTAAATCATCATAGTTAAAATGCAACCAAGCTTTAGCAGCACTCTGCTTAGTCAAAGCGATAGGGCCGTTACCTGTCTCGTCACTAATTGTTGTTGCTCTAATCTCAGACAATGCTCAAGTTCCCTCCTGTTGTAACAGTCAAGGTAATACCACTAGCTATTGTCAAAGGACCACCAGCTATAGC